GGTGCTTTTACTGTACAATTTAAAACAGTATCAGGAACAGGTATAACTTTTGGTGTATCAGAAAAAACTACAAAATTATTTTATTCAGATGGAACTAATATTGTTGACGCAGGATTTAGTGGAGGAAATGATTTAGATGGTAAAGAATTAATTTTAGATGCTGATGGTGATACAAGTATTACAGCAGACACAGATGATCAAATAGATATTAAAATTGCTGGTGCAGATGATTTTCAATTTACAGCAAACACATTTACAGCTGCATCTGGAAGTAGTGTTGTTATACCAGATAGCGGACTTACTTTAGGAAGCACAGCAGTAACGTCAACTGCAGCAGAATTAAATTTATTAGATGGAGTATCAGGATTAGTACAAGCAGACTTAACTAAACTTGCAGCTGTTGATTCAACTGCAGCAGAATTAAATATTGTTGATGGTGGAACATCAGCTACCTCTACAACAGTTGCAGATGCAGACAGAGTTGTATTAAATGATAATGGTACAATGGTACAAGTTGCAGTTACAGATTTAGCTGCGTACTTTGACGATGAAATTACAGCAATGCCTAATCTTACATCGGTTGGTACACTTACAACTTTAACAGTTGATAATATAATTATTAATGGAGCTAACATAGGTCACACATCTGATGCAGATGCTTTAGCCATTGATTCAAGTGGTAATGTAACAGCTTCACAAAATTTAATTGTAACTGGAGATCTTACAGTATCAGGTGATGATATTACTATGGGTACAAACACTGCAGGTAATTTATTAGTTGCAGATGGTACAAATTTTAATTCAATAGCAGCAACATCGTTATCTGAAATATCAACTATTGCTAATGACGATGTATTTTTAGCAGTCGATACTTCAGGTGGTGGTCTTAAAAAAGTTGCACGATCAACTATTGTATCAGGGCTTGCTACATCAAGTGCTTTATCAAATGTGGTAGAAGATACTTCACCTCAATTAGGTGGTAATCTTGATATGAATGGTGCAGATATTGTTACTACTTCTAATGCAACTATTGATCTAGCACCTAACGGAACTGGAACAGTTGTTGTAAGAGGTAATACAAATTCTGGAGCAATAGTATTTAATTGTGAAAGTAATTCTCATGGGCAAACAGTTATTGCACAACCACACTCTGCAAGTGTAACTAACACTATGTTATTACCTGCTGGTGCTAACTCAACTTTAGTATCTCTTGTATCAACAGATACTTTAACTAATAAAACTTTAACATCTCCTAAAATAAATGAAGATGTAGCAGTTACTACTACTGCAACAGAACTTAATTTGATAGATGGTGATACTTCACGAGGTACTACAGCAGTTGCAGATGCAGATGGTATTCTTCATAATGATGCAGGCACAATGAGAATGACTAGTGCTGCAACATTTAAAACATATTTTACAGCTGGTGTTTCTTCAGCAGCAGATGATTTAACAGCTGGTGATGCAGCAGTTAATCTTACAACTTCATCAGGTAATATTACAATTGATGCAGCAGCAAATGACTCTGATATTATATTTAAAGGAACTGATGCTACTGCTGATATTACTATGCTTACACTTGATGGTAGTGCTGCAGGTGCAGCTACATTTAATGATAAAGTTATAGCAACTGAATTAGATATATCTGGCAATATGGATATTGATGGTACTTCTAATTTAGATGCCGTTGATATAGACGGTGCTGTACAAATAGACAATACATTAACTGTTGGTGTCGATGACACAGGATATGATGTAAAATTTTTTGGTGCTTCTGCTGGTGCTTATCTTGAATGGGATCAAAGTGCAGATCAACTTAGAATTTTAGGAGCGTCTGCAGATGCAACCACTAGTACGGGTAAATTACTTTTAGCTACAGCTCTGACAGATATTAATGCAAATGATATAATGGGAAAAATAGATTTTCAAGCTCCACTTGAAGCTGGAGGAACAGATGCTATTACTGTTGCTGCTTCCATTCAAGCTATGGCTACAGCTACATTTAGTTCTTCTGTTAATGCAACAGATTTATTATTTTTTACTGGTCATTCAGAAGCCGCTACAGAAAAATTTAGATTTACTTCTCAAGGAGAAATAGGTATTGGAGGTGACAATGTTGGAACTGATGGCCAAGTGTTAACTTCTGGAGGTGCAGGAGCTGCAGCAGCATGGGAAGATGTTTCTGGTGGCGCTGGCGGTGCAACTGGATTAGATTTAAATGATAATGTAAAAATTAGACTTGGAACTGGTAATGACACTGAATTATTTTTTGATGGTACGAACACAATTTTTGATCATACATCTGGAAGCGGTGGACTGTTTATCAGAGCCGATGGAATTGCTATTCAAGATACTCAAGGTACACCAGTTAATTATATGGATGTTAATCAAGGTGCTGGTGTTATATTTAATGAAGGATCAAATGATTTAGATTTTAGAATTGAAAGTAATGCTTCTTCTCATTTTTTTAATCTTGATGGTAATAATAGTACTTTAAGTTTTGGAGGAGATGATGCTTCAGATGATGATAAAGGAAAATTTAAAATACTAGCAAATGGTCAAACAAGATTTGGTGGTTTAGCAGGTAATCCTAATCCAAATGGTTCAACTGGATTAACTGCAACTGACAGTAGAACTGGATCTTTGATGATGAATAAAAGTGGAGGTTTTACACATCAAAATACTGATCCTAACGCTTACTGGAATTATAGAGGATCAACATCTAATGAATCTTATTGGCATTTTAGATATGGTGGCACTGGTGTAGGATCAATACTGTGGAATTCTACAGCTGTAGCTTATAATACTTCTTCAGATTACAGACTTAAAGAAAATGTAGATTATAGTTGGGATGCTACAACAAGATTAAAACAATTAAAACCAGCAAGATTTAATTGGATTGCAGATGAAACTAATACTTTAGTCGATGGATTTATTGCACATGAAGCAGCAACAGTAGTACCAGAAAGTGTTACTGGAACTAAAGATGCTGTTGAGAAATATGATGAATTTTCTGAAGAAGTTCAAGCTGAAACTAAAAATGTTGGAGATAACAAACTTGATGCTGATGGTAATACAATTATGAAACCGCAAGCAATAGATCATTCTAAATTAGTACCTCTAATGGTTAAAACTATTCAAGAATTAGAAACTAGAATTAAAACTTTGGAAGATGCATAACTCATGCTTCAAAAAGTTAAATTTGCACCAGGCTTTAATAAACAAGTCACATCAACCGGTGGTGAAAGTCAATGGGTTGCAGGTGATAATGTTCGTTTTAGGTACGGTTCTCCTGAAAAAATAGGCGGTTGGGCTCAATTAGGATCAGTTGATATTACAGGAAGAAACACTGCCATACATCATTTTGTAAATACGTCTGGAATTAAATATGCAGCACTAGGCACTAGTAGCATTTTGTATGCATATTCTGGTGGTATTTTTTATGACATCCACCCAATTAAATCTACAACAACTTTAACATCAGCTTTTTCTACAACTAACTCATCAGCAGCTGTAACAATAACTTTTGGATCAGCGCATGGTATCACTAAAGGTGATGTTATTTTATTAGACAATTTTACATCTATAACAAATTCTAATTTTGCATCTAGTGATTTTACAGATATAAAATTTATGGTAACATCAATACCAACTGATACTACTTTAACTATTACTATGCCATCTAACGAAAGTGGTTCTGGAGCAAGCACTTCCGGTGGTATACGTTTACAACACTATTATCCAGTTGGACCAGCAATTGAAATTGCAACAACAGGTTGGGGCCTTGGATCATGGGGTGGACAACAAGCAGGACAGTTTACATCAACGCTTTCATCAGGAATAAATGCATCAGTAACATCATTAACTATGGCTAGTTCATCTTCTTTTCCAGCAACAGGAACTGTTATTATTGGATCAGAATTAATTACATACACTGGTAATAGTGGTGGTACATTATCGGGATTAACAAGAGGTGCTTCTGGAACTACGGCAGCAATACACAGTTCTGGTGCAACGGTTACAGATGCAGCAAATTATTTTGCATGGAATGGTGCAACATCTGGAGATATTGTAACAGCTCCTGGATTATGGTCATTAGATAATTTGGGTAATAAATTAATTGCAACAATTAATGGTGGTGAAAGTTTCGAATGGAATTCAAATCCAACAGCTGCTAATGAAACAAGAGCAACTATTATATCAGGTGCACCTACATCTTCTGCATTTAGTTTAGTATCAACACCAGATAGACACTTAATATTTTTTGGAACAGAAACAACAATTGGAACAAAAAACACAAAAGATGAAATGTTTATTAGATTTTCTTCTCAAGAAGATATTAATACGTATACACCAAGTGCAACCAATACTGCAGGTACACAAAGATTAGCAGATGGATCTAAAATTGTTGGAGCGATCAGAGGCCGTGATGCAATTTATATTTGGACAGACAGTGCATTATTTATTATGCGTTTTGTTGGTCCTCCTTTTACATTCTCATTTCAACAGGTTGGTACAAACTGTGGATTGATAGGACAAAATGCAGCTGTAGAAGTTGATGGTGCTGCATATTGGATGTCAGAAAATGGTTTCTTTAGATACACAGGTAAACTAGAATCACTACCATGTTTAGTTGAAGATCATGTCTACGATGATATTAACACAATTCCTAAACAACATATTAATGCAGGTCTTAATAATTTGTTTGGAGAAATAATGTGGTTTTATCCAAGTTCAGATTCAGGAACAGTTAATAGAGTGGTTGCATACAATTATCTAGACTCAAGCGCCGAGCGACCAGTATGGACTACAGGAACACTTGCAAGATCTGCTTGGCAAGATTCTGCTGTTTTTGGTAAACCTCATGCAACAGAATACGACACAAGTTCTAATGGTACTTCAGGTTCTTCAACATTTGTACAAGGAAATACAGATGGTGTTAGTTATTATTATGAACATGAAACAGGTCTTAATCAAGTTAAAGAAGGTACAACAACTGCAATTACAGCAAGTATTGAATCTGGGGATTTTGATATTGGTTCACAAGGACTACAAGGTGATGGTGAGTTTATGATGAAAGTTAGAAGGGTTATACCAGATTTTTTAGCTCAAACAGGAGATGCAAGAATAACTTTAAATTTAAGAGATTTTCCAAATGACACTTCAGCTAGTTCAACTTTAGGACCTTTTACTGTTTCTAGTGGTACACAAAAAATAGATACACGAGCAAGAGCTAGATCAATATCTTTAAAAATAGATAACACTAGCACAAGTCAATTTTGGAAAGTTGGAACTTTTAGAATAGATTATCAACCAGATGGAAGAAGATAATGGCAAGAATAGTACAATCATTAACACAACCAAACGAAGAGTATGATCAACAAACTCAACAATCTTTTGTAAGAGATATAGATAGTATTGTACAAAAATTAAATACTACATTTCAACAAGATTTAAAAGACGAAGCAGAAGCGGAGGCATATTTCTTTGGCTAATTCATTTGTAAATAAAAAAGTAGATTTGACTACAACAAATGCTACAACATTGTATACCGCGCCATCTGCTGCAACTTCTATTATAAAATCTATATTAGTATCAGAAGACTCAGGTAATGCAGATACTATAACAGTGACTATTACAGATACATCAGATGCTGTATTTAGCCTCTTTAAGACTAAATCTATATCAGCAAATGGCACAACAGAACTATTATCAGCACCTTTAGTATTACAAGAAAGTGAAGTACTAAAAGTGACTGCGGCTACGGCCAATAGACTACATGTAATTCTTTCAGCTTTAGAATCTAAACCTAGAGAAGTTACAACATAGTCTTGATTTACTTGTTAAAAACAAGTATTAGTATAAATTCAGGTGAAATACCTGCCTAAATAATATAAACAAAATTTAACACATATGATTACAAGATCTCAAATGCGAAGACAACTACGTGCAAAAGGTGGCATAATGAATGTAGCACCTAGAGAAAAGTTTGGACTTGGCAGTAAAATAAAAGATAGATTTAGAAAACTTATACCTAATGAATTAGCAAATGTTGCAGTCAAAGCTGCACCGTTCGTTGCAATGATTCCTGGTTATGGACCAGCAGCTGCAGCAGCGATGAGAGGTATAGGTAGATTTGATCAACGAGGTAGTATTAGTGATGCACTTAAACAAGCAGCAGGAACTTATGCCGGTGGAAAATTATTTGGTACTGGAATGGAAGAATTTGGATTAAGAGATCCTGGTGCTAGTGGAATAGGTGATTTTTTTAATCAAGGAACAAGAGATAGAGCCAGTAACTTTTTTAGAGGTTCCGGTAAATCAAATACATCAAGGGATGTTTTAAATAGAAAAATGCCTGGAGACCCCGAAGCTAATATATATAACAAAACTTTAACAGAACCTACAAAAGGTTTGTTGGAAACAACTACTGATAAATTATTTAGTAAAGTTCCTTTTCAAGATAAAATACCACAACTAGTAAAAGAACAATTACTAGTGGGTGGAATAACTTCTGCTGGAACTGCTATATATAATTCACTTATAGACGGCTACCCTGATCCAGAACCAGGGCAAGACATGACAGAATATTTAGCTGAAAGAAAAGAAAGAGTTGGATCACGAATGAGATCATTGTTTGATAATTATTTTAAATTTGATCCAGAGTATTCTGCTATGACTGATGAAGAAAAAAATGCATTTGTTGCAAGAAACAATTTAATGTCAGGTGGACGTGCAGGTTATCAAACAGGTGGTATTACTATGGCTAATACACTTGCAGAAAACATGAGACGTAATTTAGCAAATCAACAAGCAGTATCACAACAGTTTCAAGCAGCAAGAAGCAGGCTACCAGGTTATGTTG